TTCATAATCTACTTTGTTGGGGATTGCCAAAGTAACGGCGCTTTCCATTATTTCTACAATCTTCTTAGCTTGATTGTCATCTTTAACAGAAATATCTAGTTCATCATGTATTTGAATATGTGGAATAATTCCTTCATTATATAAATCCAACATTGCTTTCTTAGTCATATCAGCTGCTGATCCTTGTATTAATTTATTTAAAGCTTTGTAAGTCATTGCTCTTCTAATTCTTCCTCTACCATAAGTTCTTTCAGCTTCTTCAAATGACATTGCAGTATGCATACCAAATGTTGCTGGTTCCCATTTATTAAATCTACAACGACGTCCAAGTAATGTTCCAATGGATCCTGAAGTTTGCGCATGTGCAGATGTTTTATTCATTAATTCTTTTACGAATGGAACGTTTGTATGATATTGATTAAATAAATTTTCAGCTTCTTCTTTTGTATTTAAACCAAGTTCAGCTTGTAACTTTGCTTTTCCCATTCCATAAAATAATCCAAGATTAATTGTTTTAGCTTGATCTCTTGATATCCCTGCCATGTCCGCAACTGTTTTATGAAAGTCTACAGAATTATTTTTAAATTCATCTACAATTTTTGTAACTGATTCATCAAAACAAATTGGTTCTGTTGTAGCTGCATAGTGCACAACAAGTCTTGGTTCTTGTTGAGAATAGTCAAAACAACCCCATTTATGGCCAATTTCTGGTAAAAATAACGATCTTATCATAGGACCTAATTCTTTATTTCTTGCTGGAATTTGTTGTAGATTAGGATTTGCATAACTAAATCTTCCAGTAACAGTTCCACCTTGATCTGATCTAATTGGATTAATATCTGCATGTATTCTTCCTTTATAAGTAAATTTTAAAATCGTATCTATAAAAGTTGTATGAGCTTTATTTATTTCTCTTGCTTTAGCAATCATTTGAACTATAGGGTGTTTATGTTCTTGTAAAAAATTCTTTGTAAAGGATGGTGCTAATGATTTCTCAGTTCTTTCGTAGTGTAGGTCAAGCTTATCAAAAACTGTTGCTATGCTTCTTGCTGCCCAAATCTGCGGTTCTATCCCTGTTTCTTGTTTTACTTTTAATAGTAATTCATTCTCTTGTGCTGTTAACTGTTGTTTCAGTTTGTGTGCTTTTTCTATATCAACTCTTACTCCTTTAAATTTCATATCAATTAGACATGGAAATAATTGTGTTTCTAAATCAAACACATTTTGTAAACTTTGTTTTTGCATCTCACGAGATAAAACTTTAAATAATTCTAATGTTAATTGTGCATCTTTTTCTGCATAATTACCTACATACATTGCAGGAAGTTTATACATTTCAGATTTAGGATCTATTCCCCAAGACTGTGCAGCTTCAATTAAAGCCTTCTCATCTTTTACTTCACCTAAAAATTCATATGAAATACTATTTAATGTGTAAGATAATCTATTCTCATCAATTAATGACGCCATAACCATTGTATCTACAATGTGTCCATTGATCTTGACCCCTGCTGCCTGAAGCCAGCATACGTCATACATTGCATTGTGAAATAGTTTTACATTATCTGCAGCGCAAACAGATTTAATCCAGTCCATCACTTTATCTTTTTCTAAATTGCCACCACCTTCATGAGCAATAGGATAATAACCGGACCAGCCATCAACAGCTACAGCAATACCAACAATGTTTCCATTACCAATAATTGCGCCAGATCCTCTTACTTTAAGATCAGGATCTTTAGTTTCCAAATCTATTGCAACATATTTATATCCTTTTAAATCAGGATAATTTTCTGGACAAATCCATTCTTTCTGAGCTTCGAACATTATTTATAGTATCATAATTAAATAACAAAGTACACACATGCAGGTTAATAACCCCATGTGAAATACCATTTTTTTTCTTCCTCTAAACATCGTTGTAGTCTCTATCTATTATCATTTCTAAATAATGTATTGCTTTTAGTATATCTTCTTTCTTACCTTTTAAATTATGTCTGCAAATATATTTAATTGCATTACCTTCTGCAAAAAGTAATTTGTTTTTGTTTATAAACACTGAAGGTTGAATTGCCATTTTTTTATAATGCTTACCACCTACCTGTTTAAAAAAAGTATTGTTGCTCATAGTATTGGATCTCCTAGTATGTAGTTATAATAATCATCCATATCTGGTTGCATGATATAGAGATTCTCTTTTGTTCTTGTTACACCCACAAAAAACAATCTGTGTTCGGGATCAGGATTTCTTAATGCTGCGTCATGTATAATCTTTTCCATTCCTGTATATAAGACTACATTTTCGCATTCTTCACCTTTTACACCATGTATTGTGGATACTTTAATTTTTGCAGGTTTAAATAAATCATCACCACTTGCTAATAATGATTTGATATATAATTTTGTATCTTCCTTAAAATTTAATTGCTCCCAGCTGCCTGTCACTTTGAGTCCATGATTTAGCATCAAGTCATCTAAATCAACAAAATCTGCGGTATCTAATGACTTGCCACTAGCAAATCCATATTCAACATGCTGCATATTCCAATTTAAAACTTTATATACTGACTTTGCTTCTTCGGCTCCAACAGTTGCTCCCTGATTTAATCTAACCCATACTTGATAGGCCTCTAATAATTCATCAGATAAAATTGTATTTGATCTACTATCAAATCTTAAATTTAGTGAAGTTAAATGTGCTTTGATTGGATTTAACATTTGATTTGTTCTTGCAATAATCATCCATTCTCCCTTACTAAAATCTAAATCTTCTATTCTCTGATCTTCAAATATTTTTCCTTCCGCATCTCTAGGTAGCCAACTCTTAATCATTCTATTATCTACATGTTGTAATATGTCTAATGCTTTTCTATGTATAACTCTTGGACATCTTCTTGATTCTATTCTTGGATCTACTTCTCCTTTTAAATTTATAAATATATTTGGATCAGCGCCTTGAAATGTATAGATTGTTTGATCGTCATCCCCTGCAACGTATGATCGCTCACATCGAGATTCAATGTAATTGAACATGTCCCATTGCAGAGGATTCAGATCCTGCGCTTCATCCAAAAAGACAACGTTGAGTGGAGGACATTTGTCTTTCTCAATGAACTGTTTAATCATATCGGAATACTCAATCATTCCTGTTTGTTTTTTATATGATTTTAAATCGGCATCAATCTGTTCTGTTAACCATGTGTCTACACTATAATGTTTATCTAATTCTATTGCAGCATCCATGATAGATAATTTTTTACATCTAGCATATTCAATAATTTTCATATGCTCATTTTTATATGTTGTAGTTTCTGTGTAAGGATCAAACTCTGAACTAAAAGACAAATCTTTACATATTTGTGAAAAGTTTTTAAATGCATTCCACTTATCACCTTGAAGTAATTGTACATTAGTATCTATATTTAATTGTTTTGTTCCTAGTTTATGCATAGTGCATATGTATGGAAAATCTTTTACTTGCGGAAATGCAGATAGTATTCTTTTCTTTGCTTCATTGGTTGCAGCATTACTAAATGTTAAATAAGCAATTTTATCAGGAGATGTTTTATATTCTTCAATCTCTTTCTTTAAATAGTTATTAATTAAATGATATGTTTTTCCTGTTCCTGGAGGTCCTGGAACTATTATTCTTTTCATTTAAATGCAGGCTCCTTCATTGTATTTTCTGTAATAATTGGTTTATCAACATTTACTGTTTCAATTTTCCATATTCTCATTGACTTCTTATCTAATTTTAAAACTTCTTCTTTTGCTTTAAAAATCTCTGTTAACATTCTTTGTGTTTTTGCTTTTGGTATTTCCCAAGATTTACTTCTTTTTAAAAAATTATTAAAACTTTGATATTTAAAATAACTATGACCATTTTCTGTAAATGGAATTCCCCTTTTAACATCATCCATAACTTTACCTGTTGCTCTATTTAAAAAGTCTCCAAGTAATTCTTTTAATTGATAATCAAGTCTTGCTGCCTGTGGAACTTCTAATGTTGTATACGTTTCTTTATTAGACATAATTTTATTTAATATCTTTCTCCAAATAATTTTACCCATTGGAAGTAATACTTGGCCCAATTGATCCATAACTTCTACTGAAAATTTCTCAAATTCATGGAGAGTTAGTTTATCTACTTCAACTTGTTTACCATCAATGTGCACAATATATATAGGTGGATGAGATGGATATTTTTCTATCCTTTCTATTTCAGGTCCCGGAATATTTTCTCCAACACCAAATTTTCTTTTTACACAAATCTTTGATTCACAAAAACTTCTAATAGGTTCTTGTTTACATTTATAACGATACTCCTTATTTAATAATGATTTAATAACTCCCTCTATTTCACTATCATTCAAAGGTTCGGCCATATACTTACCATTGTAAGTAGTTAGTTTTGTTTTCCATGCATCTGGAAATCTTTTTCTTAAATACACACCAACATTAAACATAGTGTCATTTCTTTTACCCTTTGGAACTTTGTCAGATAATAATGTAACTAAACATGGGGGAGCTTCAAATAAATCTTCATCATTAGTTGTTATAGATTCTTTCCATTGTATTAAATCTTTTTCTGATAAAACTTTTTGATCATATAAATTAAAAAATTGTTCTACAGTTAATGTATTTGCATTATCATCTAGTGCAGATCTTACGGATTTATCGCCACCATGGTATGGAACATTTAACCAACTACCAATTTGATTCTTATCTGCTTTTATATAATCTTGTTTTGGATATAATTCTTTACCGGCATGTCCTAGCATTGCTGCCATTACTTTTAATTTTTCTCTAATTAAAGATGCAGGTACAAATTCTTTTACAAATATAAATACATGCGCTCCGCCTGATTTTGATTTAAAAACTATTAAGGGTAAATTTTTATTTTTTATTTTAGTTACTAATTCTTTATGGTCTAAATCATAAACATCAATATCTAAACAACCCCATTTAGACTTACTATCTTGTTTGATTGGTACAATTCCAAGTGCAGGAAATTCACCTCTTAAATGTTTTTGCCATAATTCATCAGTTACAGGTTTATGTACAACTGTGCATTCTGCTTCATTCTTTCCATCATCCCTGATCTCTCCAGTCATTATTGTTTGACCGTAAGCAGTTTCAAGACCAGCAAATATATTCTTAAATCTTTCTAACATTTTCCACCCATGTTGTTGTGGGTGGTGTTGCCACCACCCATTATTTATTTATTTAGTTGCTAAACTTTCGTAAAACGATTTAGCTCTTTTATATATTTTTTCATCTGCTACAGGGCCAATTTTAGATATATTATATCCATACCATTGGTTTCCTTTCCCAGAATTCAAAACTGTACTTAATTTGTACATGTGACTAAATGAAGGTGGAGTATAAGATCCTTTTTGACCCTCCAAAACGATTGACATCATCATGGAATTCCACTTCTTACTTATTTTGCCTTGAGATGAACTCATGCAAATTAAAGAAGTTTCAGTGTTATCTCCGTCTACAATCAAAACAAAATGATTTCCAACTGTAAGAATATAATTACCATTTGGCAATCTATCTTTACCTGAAGGATCTTCTGTTGTTTTTGATTTTATATCAGAAGTATCTGGATAGATTTTTTCAGGTCTTCCTGAACCTGTTCCAAAATCTGACCATTCTTGATACTCTAACTTATAATGACATGGAATAACTGTTATTCCATTTGCTCCATCATACAATTTTTTTGTAACTGTATTGAAAAGCATTCCAGGTTCAGCACCTTCAACATAATTTTGATTACGTTTTTGTGCTTCTCCTGAACCGTTTTGTAATAGTTTTAAAATAGGTAAAGCCATACTTTCTTGCTTTACATTTTCAAAACCTTGATGCGCATCATTCTCAAACAATATTGAGGAAGGTAATGGCGCAGCTTTTTTTGGTGCTACTTGTTTTCCTGTTTCCATTTTTTATCTCCTTGTTATTTTTGTACTGTTACCTGCGTAAGTTTTAAATAAGTCAGAGGGCATATCGAGTCCAGATTCGAT